TTTATATGCTTTTGGATACCAATATCTATCAAGAATCCATGTTGACTTCGCATAGTACGGGCAAGCACAATGGCATCCAACTCTTGAATATCCTTTTTTATATTTTGGATTAACTTCAATATTTCTCCAAAATGTATAAAGCCAAACATCCAATTCCGTCCACTTTCTAATAGGAAGTATTCCTTGCCAACATGTGTCTCCCCATTCTGAAGTATTAACCCATTCGTCTTGATAATTGCTTCTTGTATTTGATTCTTCATTTCTCATTCCCATAAAAATTAAATACGGATGCTTATTATCAAGCTGAGAAACCATAACTCCAACTTTAAAAATCCTACAACAGAATCTTGAAAATCTTGACGGAATCATAGAATCAGATTTTACATATTGATAGAACCCTTTGTCTGGATTCATAATTTCGCAATTCGGAAATCGTTTAACCATCTTATATGTGTCAGCACAATCAAGTGATGTGTTGTTAAATATTGCTTTTGTGTTTGGATATGGTTGTCGAACTAAATGACATGTAACCATAGAATCTTTACCCATAGAAACAGGTATTATTGGAGTATATACATCATAATCTTTGATCTTTTCACGTATTAGGCATAAAGCTTCATGTTCAATTTCTCTTAAATGATTTTCTTTGAGATTAACCATTGTTCTCCAATCTATTAGGTCAACTTCAGATGGATCTTTATAAGATTTTAATTTTAAAACTTCTACCTTTTCTAGGTTATCTGATACTTTAACTCTGTAAAATTTATGTTCTACAAGTTGACTATCAAAGCCTTTTATAATCTGTTTATCAAGCCAAAAGAATCCTTCTTTTAAACAAGGTAATTCTTCGCCAGAAGTGTCTCTTAAAAACTTAATATATTCATTGAATATCGGATTCAATTGTAATCTTCCTTTAACTTTTGGATTTTACCAATTAGCTAAAGGAGTTTATCTTATGCTTAGAAACCAATTATTTTAGGTCATGGTGTAAGATTTTACGTTTTAACCTTATATCACTATGCTGCTTGGGTAATACAAGCCATCTCGCTGTACAACCCTGATTACAGGGATTTGATTACAATTGAAAAATATTTATTATTCAAGTTCTAAATAAAGTTTTCCGAAATAAACTGCATCAAGAATTTCTACGTTTGATGCTATTCTTTCCGGATGTTTTTCGTTAAGTTCTTCTATATAATTCATGAATTCCTGATCGACAGAATCCCAGGCATTCTTATCTAAGAACATATACTTTACTGCTTCTTTTGGATTTCCACGAGCAGTTGTATACTTATATTTAATCTTCCAAGTTGGAATAGGAATTACTTCACTTGCAATCTGTTTTGGATGGCAGTTTTTAACTTCTTCCATTTCACTGTCATCGTACTTACAAACTGCCTGTAATTCAGATATTTTCATTTTGACTCTCACCTCCTGGTTGTTTGTTCTCTACTTCAACAAAAAAGCAAATGAAAAATTAATTTCATAATTAGAAGCACGTTCATTTTCGTACTTCTTGAGAGCATTCTTATCCCTGACTTCATGAGGGTTGCGGTTTGTTCCAGAGTATTATATTCTGAATGCACAGTATCAACTCATACGCTCATCGGTTGACTGAAGTGTTACCAACAGCCTTCACCTTTACCTTTTCACCATCTCAGGCTTTCAGTTCTTTTCACCGCATTAATCTTTTTTATTATTTTATTCTCCATTCAAAATACGGAGTATATCTTCTACAGAAAAGATTGCAACATCTTTCCTTATATACAAACTTATTATTCTCAAACACACATTCTCTAACCATAGGCTTTCCGCACATCGGACATTTCTTTGTGATTCCACTATTTTTATTGCCAATCTTTATTTCTTCCATAACAACTACTAAGAGTAAAGAATTCTTTAATGTGCGCACAAATCTTATACTCCTTTCTTTAATTTTATGTTGTACTTGCTAATATATTTTGGTTTATATATCGTTCATAAACTCTTTTTCGACCAACTTTAAAAATGTCTTCATCTTTTTCAATACAAATATAATTCCTATTTGTATTCATAGCTGCAATTGCTGTGGTCATACTTCCAGCGCATGAATCTAAAATAAGATCTCCAGGATTGCTATACGTTTTGATTAACTCTTCAATCAGAGCAACTGGTTTTTGCGTACTATGACATGCCGATTTCTGAGTATCTTTTGCAAAAGTCCATATAGATTTCGGATACCTTTTAGTAGAATCATAATCAGTCCAACCACTCTCACCATAATTTGTAGTATCTTTGGCAGTTACATGATGTGATGCTTTACTTACTTTTCTTTTATGTCCGTCTGTCATTTGTGGATGGTAAGTTGGAAGTTTTTTATAGAAAATACAGATATCCTCATGAGAACGTAGGGGCATTCTTTTAGCATTTAGAAATCCTGTCGGTTGTGTCTTCTCCCAAATAAGATTATATTTCCAAAGCTTTTTATTACTTTCCATTAAATCTGCTGTGAACATCCCATTAGCAAATAAGATAATTGCGCCATTATCTTTAATAATTCTTTCATAATGATCCCATAAATCGTTAAATGGAATAATTGAATCCCATTTATTTCTTGCCGTTTGTCCATATGGAAGATCTGTTATAATTGCATCTATTGACTTATCATCAATAAACTGCATTTTATGTAGACAATCATCATTGTATAGTTTATTAATTTCTATCATTTTTATTGGAGCAAATCATGATTTATGCTGCAGCAAATCTCATACTCCTTATTTTAATCTAATGAAAGTTCGATTTTATTAACCTTTGTTTTATAATGAATCTGCATATTTCTTTACTTCTCTGGCAAGATATTTCATAATCAGTCGTCTTTCTGCTAATTCTCTTCCCTTGAAAAAGTCGAAATTATCTTCTTTACAACAAGATGCATTCGCTCTTAAACTTCCATCTTTTAATTTTACTTGCACACGTTTTCTGTTTTCTCTATAATAAATATCCTCTTCAATACATTCTCCAGTTTGGTCATAAAAAGTAATATAACCAAGCTTCCACTTACTCCAAACTCTTTTTACTGGTTCTTTTTCTTCCTCAACCAATTCAAAATACTTCTCGTATTCATCGAATGACATACAACCAAGATGACTTCCATTACCGAATTTGAAACAAATCACTCCACCATCATTTACGTCTGTCACTTCACAAATTTCTCCGATATTGTCAAATACACCCATTTTTGCTTTAAGTCTTATTTTGTCTCCTTTAATCATGCTGCCTTAATCTCCTTTCCAAATTTCTTATTGAACTTATCAATTACTTCTTTCTGTTCTTCTGTCACGTCATCGTTGAATCTTCTTTTAGCCTGGACAATCTGATCATTTCTAACTTCTATTGTTACAAGACTTTCTTTTGGACTGTTCTTTTTTCTCAAGAATAAAATATGACAGTATCCATCAATAACCTTATCTATATAAGAACTGACACAATTACTTTGGCAGGCTGCCTCATCCTTGATATCTTGAGTAGAGTTAGGATAGATAAATACATATTCTCCAAATGAACATTCATATTCTTTCTTAATTCTTTTTCTAAATAAGTCTTCTGAAAATTCTTTCTTCATTCTGTCATAATTTCTACATGCAATTTTATGAGTTGTAAGAAAATGTCTTGGATACTTGTCGTACTTATTACTAAGCTGCCTCATCATATCCGCATAATCACATAATTCACGAATAAGGAAAGCCATATCTTCAATTGCTTCAAATGTCTTTATTCTATCTATGTACAACCACAAATCTTTTGCATTATATCCGTATTCATTTACAAGGATATTAAAATATGATTTTGCGTTTGCATCATACATGTTTTCTGATGTTTTCCATATCTTATAGATGTCGTAATGATCCAAACTTATATAATCTAACTTATAGGCAATACAATATGCGTTTGGGTTTTTCTTTATAAAATCTAACAATGTCGTTGGAAATTTTTATAGAATATTTTCTACATATTTTAAGAAGTGATTTTGGAATGTCTTCAATAGAATATTTAAAATTTCTCAAACTTGTTTTTCTTACATCAACAATATCATCTATACCAGCAGAAAATAATTGCTCAAATCTTGAATAAGATGGAACTCTATCAAGTACAGTTCCGATATTCCAAATTTCATGGTACGAAGACTCTGCTATCATTACAAATTTTAAGAACTTTGCATAATTCTTATCGTCACAATTTTCAATTACTTGATTCATTGAAATACCACTTAATTGACTTCGCAAATCTTTTACAGGTTTTCCTTTAATTCCAATCGCTGTCTTTGTCGCAAAATCATACTTAACATTTCTCCCATCTTCAAAATCAAAGACAAGAAATTGTTTGTCTTTATATACTCTCATTTAATCACCACATTTGTTTTACAAAACTTCATTAACAATTCCATATTTCTCAGCATCTTCTGAATTAATATAGAAGTCTTGTTTCTTTTCCCAAATATTATCCAGTTCTTCTTTTTTAAAATATGTTCTATCAAGAATATACCGGATAATATATTCATTCATTCGATCATGTTCTGCCATGTTTTCTTTAATATCTGTATATTTTCCACTAATCCAACAAACAGGTTGATGAAGCATGAATGTGGAATGCTTGTAACAATATCGCTTATGTCCTGCTAAGAAAATCTTGAAAGCTGCACTCATGGCATAACCAGTACAATATGTATAAATTGGTGTTTTGCTATTTACAATAATGTCAATCAATCCCCACATGTCATAAACTATTCCACCATACGAATTGATGTAGATTTTAATTGGTTCACGCTTATAATCCTTTTCTTTCTTATCTTTTTCATCATCTTCTGCAAGCTGATGCAAAATGTTCCATGTAAGTTGTCCAATTGATTCATTATCTACATCATCAGATAGAAAATATAACCTCTTTCCTGTATTTGCGTAAGTATTATCTTTAGTTCCCATTGACCTGCTCTCCTTTATTCTTTATTCCCATAACTTAATTCCTCGTCTTTCGCATAGCTCTTCCAACACATCAGCCTTTTCGCTAAGATACTTTTCATATCTTTCTTGCTCTGCAATATCTATCGGATCATAACCTAGTTCATACATTTTTCCCGTTTTACTTCCAAGGCAATCATAAACTGCATCATAATATGCATCTTCTAACTCTTTATCAGATAGTTCACCTGCCCATTTAGTCAACTGTATTTTTTCTCTTCTTTTCATATCTCTTACTTTCTTTTAATGAAAATGAACTTTCATTCAGCTCTTAATGTTCCTTTACAAAGCCAATTGTCTCTAAAAGATTACTCAATTCTTTATAATGCTCTTCTTTACATTTACTACATAAATGCCCTTTATAATAATAAGGTGTCTCATTTACAACAACACGTTGAGAAATATATCCGATTTCCTCATAATATCCATCATAATACTCTTCGATTTCACCTAAATATTTTCCGCATTTATTGCAATAGAATTTATGAATTTTTCTTTTTTCTTCTACGATTCTCTCTTCTACCTTCTCCAAAATTTTCTCCATTTCTCTACAGGCACATTGAACTCGATCCATATCTTTTGATACCAATGCAGTTTTAATCCATAAAAATCTTCCATGAATTTATATGGATTATTTATGTAATATACAATCTCTTCTGCACGTTTACTTCTTTTACAATCATTTGATTCAATTGATTCCAAAATACTTCCATTTTCAAATTTGATTTTCATAATAAATTATCACCTTACTCCAACCATTCATTATCGATGTAATAGAATCCAAACACAGCTAAAACCATTAGAATAATCCATATGATCCAAAAGATTACAGCACCACTATTTGTTTCAAGCATTTCTTTTGTTTCTCCAATAGATAATTCGTAAAAATGTGTACTGTCAGAAATTGTTTTATCTTTTAATTTGGTAAAGATAGTTCCTGTATATTTTTTCTTTGTACCATAATATTTATATCTGACATGGCTTGATTCTTTAATTGTTTTAATATAATCTGTACTTGGAAGCTGTATCTTGTTGCTGTCAAAGACAACGCCACAGAATGATACTTCTTTACATTGCATATCTTCACTGTCAGCATAATCCCACGACCAATAAACTTCTGTGTGAATCTTTGTATGACCTTTCCCATCGGTGGTTGTATATGTTCTAGTATGTCTGTTGTAGTGTTCCTCAATTTTCTCAACATACATATATTCTCCACCGATTTCTGGATAAGTAACCGTATCAACCGCTTTCAATTCACCATATACGAAAGCATTTCCAACATTAGTATCCATACCATATCTGAACAAATCAGCACTTTCTATTTTTACTGCCTTATTATATTTTGCATTTTTATCACTTTGGATCTGCGAAATCTTTCCAGAAATCACAAATCCAATTAATAACATCACAGCAACAATAGAAATACTTGCAAGAATTTCACGATAAGTAATTTCAAAATCACCAAAATCAAAGCCGTTATGTTTCTTCATTCACTTAATCCTCTCCGAATAAATTCTGTGGAGCATCTTCACCAACCTGGAAATCTAATAACTGATAGTCTTTTGTCTCATAGCCAAGCATTCCAAGGAAATTTCTTGCCGGAAAGCTTCTTACATATCTTTTATATGTTTTCACTTGTGTATTGTAATTATCTCTGTAACTTGCAATTAGATTTTCAGTTGTAGATAATTCATTCATTAGTTGTTTATAATTTTCATTGGATTTTAGTTCAGGATATGCTTCAGATACAGCGTTGATGGCTGTTGTGATATTTTCTGCATCTACTTTGTCAGACGTTCTACCATCTACAATTGCTTTTAATGTTTCTGACTCATGTTTATCATATTGTTTAACACAATCGGCAAGATTATATACAAGATCAACTCTTCTCTTTTCTTGCACTTTGATTCCTGACTGTGCTTCTTCTACCTGTGTTTCATAATTAATTGCTTTATTCTGGAATCCCTGCACTCCGAAAATAATCATCAAAATTACCGCAACAACACCAACTCCAATAATTACAGGCACTTTCCAATTTGTATTTTTCTTACTCATTTTTTAATTCTCCTTTATTAGTAATCTTTTCTTCCAACTGTAAATATCCAACGGATCAATCTGTAAATATTGTATCCTATCGAAAACGGAAAGACTAAAATATAAATCACAGAAGTTATAAATCCAACACCAAACCAATTTAGGCTTGTCCATCTTTTATAATTTGCTTTATAGCTAAAATATGTAAAATTAGAATTCATAACTTCTATGAAAACAATTGCAATGACAAAAATATAAAACAAAACAAAAAGGATATATTCCATGATAATCACTTCCTTTCTTTTACAACACATGTTATAATTAACACATCCATTTTTATACAAGTGCGCAGAGTTATATGTTATTATTCTCTGCGCACTACCAATCAATTTACACTCTAGTATTCATATCTTTTACAATCTTGTCTGTTGTTTCGACCGGAATATTATATCCTGCAAGTACAGATTTCAGTTCTTCAGCATAAATCTTCGCTGCTTCTTTTGTTTCTTTTAGTTTTTCTTCCGAAAGTCTTTCAGCTCTTCTCTTTTTCTGAGCGATTTTCTTTCTTTTCTTATTAGATCTGATACGTTCTTCTTCCTCGTCCAAAGCTTTTAATTTCTGCTGAATCTCATATACTTTCATAGCCTTTTTGAGCTTTTTCATATTCGATTTATAATAGTGGAATCTATCTGCTTCATATTCAATTCCTTCCGGTGTTAAATTAATGGCTGAACTTTTTGTATAAGCAAGGATAATTGCTTTCTCAAGACTGAATTCATCTTCTTCGTGACACTTCATTACATATGTAGAGTTAACAAAATCATTCATAGTCACTTTGACAACCTTGCCAGGAACTACGATCTCAATTGAATACACGTTTGAATTACCCTGATACTTTTTCAACTGTTCTTCTAATCTTTCTCTCTGTGTTTTCTGTTTTTTCATTTTTTTCTCACTCTCTTTCTGCGTTTTTGGTGTTTCTAATGATGGTGAAACTACGTCCTCAAGCATTTCATCTGTAAAACACCAATCAAAGACTATAGATTCGTCTTTTAAAATATAATAATAGTTATATACTTTGTAAATTTCATAAATCCTTCCACAAAAATGTTTCATGCTTTGTGTAAAGCCATTATTAATATCTCCACAATCATTTAAGCCAGATTCTTTTGCCATATCGTCCCACTGT